GGTGTTGACTTCAATATCGAGCTTTCAGACATCGTTATCCCCAAATACTGCCCAGTGCTCGGGATTGAACTGAAGCCAGTAATCGGCAAAGGTCCACAAGGTTATACAGCTAAAGGCAATTCGCCCACCATTGATCGCTTTGATAACAGTCAAGGGTACGTTAAGGGAAACATTGCTATCATCTCTTACAGGGCTAATGCTCTCAAGGGCAACGCAACTTTGGAGGAGATGCAAGCAATCACAAATTACATGGCTAATGGTTGCCCACCATCGGCGGAAAATTCCAACACTACGACTGCTGCGGAGGTGATGTCATGAGCCCGATTTATGTGCCGGGGAAGGTGACGTTGGCAAAGGAGTTCACCTGGAACGAGACCGTCTGGAATCCCAGTATGCTTCAGACAGACTTATGGCTTGACGCTGCAGATGCCAGCACCATCATCGAAAGCGGTGGAGATGTGAGCCAGTGGAATGATAAAAGTGGTAATGGTGATAATGCTATCTGGAATGGATCCAAGCCAACTTATGAACTTGGAGCATTTAACGGAAAAGATAGCATTTATTTCGATGGCACCGATATTCTTCAAATTAGTGGATTTAATCTGGACTTGTCTCCCTTTACGATAATGTTTGTAGGGGAAGGAAAATTAGAGTCTGCAGGCTTAAACAACATCCCACGATTGTATTTTAACAATGCTAGTATCTCTTATGTTGGCAGCATTGCGAGTTGGGCGGAAGATAGTACAAAAAGACTTCTTAGCTGGTCTTTTGATGGAATAGATTCGCACACTATATATCGCAACGCTTCGAGTGCTGCTACTGCTACCCAAGCAGCTACATCTGGATTAGTCACTGATTACGTGATCGGTAGAGCTGGCAGTCAATATTCTGACGGTAGATTCTGCGAATACATTGTCTTAAGGAGAAACGCAACAACTACTGAACGCCAGAAACTAGAAGGCTACCTAGCCCACAAATGGGGACTAACCGCAAACCTCCCCAGCAACCACCCGTACAAACTCGTGGGGCCGACGCCATGACCTACACAAACCACGACCTATTAGTCACTGCCACTAATCAAACGGAGGTGTTGCGATGAGCTGGATTATTACGCCCACCTATGATGGATTGGTCTCAGATCCTGATGCTAATACTTACCTTGCTGCAGTTCAGGCGGAAGATGGTCAGCTCCTTGAGCCGGATGTTCGCATTGCTGTAAATAACTTCATCGTTGGTTGTAAAGCTGATGGTATCTGGGATGCTATTAAAACAAGTTGCATCCTTGCTGGGGCGCGGACGCTGAATGGTGCATTAGTGCCCTTGGTTGGCACGGCACCAACAAACGTTAACTTTGTCTCTGATGATTACAACCGGAAGACAGGACTAGCTGGAGATGGCAGCACAAAATATCTCAACAGCAACCGAAACAACAATGCTGATCCGCAAGACAGTAAACATGCAGCGGTTTATGTTTCAGAATCCGAAACGCGCAATGCTACTAGGGCTGCCATTTGTTCTCGGCAAGCTGGAGGAACTTCTGGGGCAACTCACCTCCTCACAACTTCTGCCTTGGTAGTTGCTCGTGTTAATACTGACCGCATATCGCAAACATTCTCCCCTGCGCCTTTTACTGGTTTGTTTGGTGGATCGAGATCTAGTAGCAGTTCAAGTATTATGAGGTTTAATGGTATAAACACAGTGAACGTTGAGACCAGTTCTACTTCGGGGGCAGTTATTGATGTTTTTTCTAGAAATGGAGGGGATTTTTCTAACGCCCGCCTAGCCTTCTACAGCATCGGCGAATCCCTGGATCTTGCTCTGCTTGATACTCGTGTCACCACGCTGATGAGCGATCTCGCGGCAGCGATACCTTAACCCGCCCTCGTAGTGTCCCCGGATAAGATCCCTTGCGCCGCAATGCTTTTGGGCAAATACTTGACATGAGAAGCGAGAACGAGTAGTCTGCCGGCACTCTCTTAAGCGGCATGCCCAACACTCTTATTGAACTTTGGAACGCTTTCAAAGAAGAGCGTTCCATTTCGCTATGTCCGACTAGCCTCACTTCCGACTACCGGCAAGTGAGCAAATGGCTGGCCAGATGCCCCGTCCAAGATTTTCGCGAAGCTAGGAAGATCATGATTTGGACGCTGGGAGAAAAGCCGGTGCTTTCTTCTCGGCGAGTCGCCATGTACCTAAAGACTATGTACAAATGGGCGGCTCAAGAGGATGTCGCGTATTTGGAACGTAATCCTCTTGCAAGTTTCAAAATGCCCAAGGCGCCGCAGCGCGACGAGGAAATTGTTGTTATTCCGCGAAACGAGGTTGGCATAGTGCTCGCAGCCTTAGAAGCGAAGAAAACATATCGCCAAGTAAACTGGTCTTTCTACACAGAATTCATGCTGCAAACGGCAATGCGCACTGGTGAAGTGAGAGCGTTGAGATGGGAGGACATAAGGGATGGCAAGATTCTTGTACATGCAAACTACACTCTTACGCATGGACTGAAGGACAGCACTAAAACAAACAAGAAGCGTTGGGTGCCATTAAACAAACGGTGCCAAGAGGTTTTAGATTCTCTTCCGCAAGATAGCCCATTCATTTTTCCATGGGATAGGCTTTCATTTCAAAGCTTCTTTCGCAAGAAGCTTAAGCCTTTGCATGATGCAGAGCTTATTTCACACGTTTATAGGCCGTACGACTGTCGGCACACTGCAATTAGCCGATGGATTGAAAGTGGCATTCCGGTGCCACAAGTAGCGGCATGGGCGGGAAACACGAGCGAGATCATTTTTAAGCACTATTGCAACGTCACACAAGACTATGAGATGCCAGTGCTTTGACGGCTATGATACAGGCAGTTTCACGCCTCTCATGGACTCCTTCAAGGACCAATGGTATCAGCAGCAGGTGGATCACATCTCTGATGCTCTTCAGGAGCTTCTCACTGATGACGACCCATCCATTGCCATCAAGGGACTAAACGAAGCTATTACTAGCTGGGAAGACCATCACGAAAAGGAACTGGCCAAATGGAAGCGCCTCAGGGCGCTTCTAAATTGGGAAGCTGGTACGTAATTCTCAGTTCCCCTCCTAGCGCCTTTACAGCCTCGCTAGCGTTTGCTGGTGGGGCTGTTTCAATGAGGACAGATGGAACTATTGCGTGGGGTAGTGGCGTTATTTTTGATGATGGAAATAGCTCTTGCGCTTTGTGAGCAAGTTTTTCCGCCACGGCGACGCGATGTTCTTGTTCCCATTGTTCCACGAGAGAAGCCGTTTGTTTATCAACGGCTTCCATGACTATCTTTGTTTTCCATTCGGTCCAATCTGGACGACAATGTTCCATGAGTCGTTTAAACCATGGAGAGAAAGCAAGAGAGGGCCATCTTTCGACGGCCCAAAGTCCTGCTTCATAGCAGAGAGCATTAAACCAGCTTTCGCGGCTCATCCTTCTTGCCAAACAGAAATATACACTGCGCCTTGTTTTGTCAAGGGCAATACTTTATCGCGAAGATCAATATTACGACAGCGAACGCAACCATGAGTTGGGACAAGGGGCTGATTGGGCGCCCATGCACCAGGCCAACCATTTGCTGAGCCACCTCCGTGCAACATAATTCCCGCCCTGCCATTATTTCTTTCTTGCCCCTCCAGGTCAATCATGTCAAAGCTGTACCAGCCATAGGCCATGAGGGTGCGATCATAGGCGGGTTTATCTCCAGCTTTCTCGTAGTCTTTATAAATAGTGCCAATCTTATAAAGACCAGGCGGCGTATCTGAATTGGTGATCTTCCATTCAAAATCACTATATTGCCCACGAGCAAGGCAAGGGATTTCCCACAATAGTTTTCCTTCATAAGAAAAAGCTTTCATGGTTTCCACTGCATCGTTCACAACTAAATGCGAATCGCCAGGTTTGAAGCCAAAATCATGCGGACGTTTTTTAGGGCCAATCATAGTAAATTGCGTAGTTTCTGGAGCATATTCTTTCATAAGCTTTGATAGCTTTGCAGGATAATCTGGATCAGTGGCATACGATTGCTCTTTAAGCATGCGTGCCGCTGCATAACGATTAGGCGCATTATTAATGCCTTTGAAATGGCGATAGTCTTTATACCAACGAGTGACAAGATATTCAATGCAAGCAGCAAGACTTGGGAAGTCAATAAAACCCGCCTTAATTGTCACCCATTGACCGTCATACCATTCCTGAGTGGTTGTAGTGGTGCCACTCCCTTTTAATCCCAGATAGTTATGCTTGCCAGACGTATGTTTCCCAAAACCACTTTCTAGGCAGCATTGAGCAGCCACTAATTCAGGAAAACGCGCACCACATCGACGTGCGATGGTATAGCACGTATCCCAGAAGGCCCTATTGGAGGCCGACATGGCTTCAGTCCTTCACGCGAAAGACTGCCTTAAGACCAGTCAAAACCAATTGCAGGATATTGTTTTCCTTGTATGGAGTGCGTTCAATAATTTGGTCGGCAGCAGCAACAAGAATGCCACCAATCACGAACCATTCAATGCCGCTCATGATGATTCTCCTAGAAGAGAGTTTCTTAAAGCCTAGCGCTTAATTTCTAGGCTACGCACCCTAGTTTCAATGTCACTCATCTTATCCGTTAGGGCACTAAGTTTTTCCGTGATAGTTTCAATTTGCACTGCCACCTTGGCTTGTTGATTACCAACAGTGATAAGCATGGCTCCCGTGGAAAGAAGCATGCCAGCCGTGATAGTGGCCACGAAATTGGCCATGCCTTCTTTAAATGAGTCCATGGAGATTTCCTGCAATATTTATATTAGCGAACGCGCACTATTTCATAAAGGCCCGTTAGATTGTTTCCAGAAAAAGTAAATAGTGCTTGCCATGCGAAGAGCGAATGGTCCCGATGAGCTGCTT